CCCCCCCCCCCCTCTGTTAGTTCTTTAGTGTTTTTTATAATTGTTCATTTAATAGCTTTTGTTGTTGGAACAAGTATAGGAGTTGGAGTGAGAATTTATACGTTGTATAAATCTATGAGTAGTGTCAGTGTGATACTTGTTGCTTTATGTGCGATGTTCTATATCGCAAATGCTGAACAATCTCAATGTTCAGTGGGAGATAACCCCTTAAATCTATTACCCGAGGTTGAGACCCTCAATGCCACGGCAGATAAGCCCTCAAATCTATCGTTGTACCAAGCTTGGCAAGCTTATGGTCACATCGGAGTGTTAGCATTCCAATGTGATCCATATTGTGAAATATTATTTCCATTTATTTTACTTGGTACTGTCGTGTGTTACTATCGAGTAGCGATCACGTGGTTTATATTACTTGTGTGTAATGTTAACCGTGCGTACATTTTGTATCACCAACATGAGAGTGCGTATCTCCTTAAGCGTTTAGCTTCAGTATTTCTCTTTTGTGTATTATTTACACCACACTGGTTTCAACTGTGTGTGTGGTTTATAATATATTATAAAGGGTATTACTTGATAACTAGGCTTATGGAGCCCCCCCCTGCTGTGAATGCAGTGGTTGCTGCTATGCAAGCGGCTGGTATGGCCCATATCCAAGGGCCATTACAGGCACCAGTGATTCCGGTGCCTGGGGCAGATATTCAGCAAGTTCCCGAACTTGATGACATATTTGAGGAATTTATTCCTCCGCCTTTGCCTGCTCCACAAATTGTTGGAGTTAGGCCCGGTTCACGACATCGTCATCCCTCTGGGCGATTGTTACACGTTCTACGTGGTCCCCGGTGGTTTGATTACGATTCACGTGATTTACTTGTACATTATGAGAAGACTGTACAATTGAGACTTCTTATAGAAGGTGTCCTCTATGAAGGGACGCTAGAAGAAGAGGAGTGGAGTCGTGATATGATTCACGTACCTTTGTGGTGGATTCCTTATGAAGGAAAGAACACGATTGAACGTGAACGTCGGATGTTGGAGGGGTGTTATCACGTGCACCCTGCTCCAGTTACCCCCCCAGCTCCTCCATTAGTGAACGTGGAATTAAATCCCGGATATTCTGAAAGAGGATTACATGGGTGGCAAGCCGACAGAGATCGCTCTAAGCGTGTAGCGCTTATGAGACTCAAGTCGAAGAACGAGCGCAATCGTCAAGGTGCAAAACTACTTAAGATGGTACAGACAGTTAATTCTGCCAATGCCAAAGTAAGTAGAGAGCGTGTTGTGAGATTTCGTCGTTTAGTGAGTTTGAAGTGTAGTGTGCCTATTTCTATCATGCGAGCTGATCAGTCTTTTATGGATGCTGTGAACCGCAGTACTTTCGTTGACAACAAAAAGAAAGTATTTGCTGATCCAGCACATTTATCATCTAAGACATTTAAGAAGAGTTTGCAATCTGGAGTGGAAAATCACTGGAAGAGAGTTAGTAAACCATTTTTACAGCGTCCTATACCTTTTACAGTGAATCAATTGCGTTTTCAAATTATGCGCATACGTCAGAAGAGTCTTAGGCTGCGTAATTATCTTCGTAATTACGATGATTGGCGTCATATTCCTCATATTAGTGGAGTGTTTTTGCCTGTGGGTTTTGTACCCGATCAACCTACTTTATCGTTTAATAGGAGAGATTTACTTCAACGATGGGTTGCTATTCGTCGTAAGAGTAAAGTTACAATTATTGAACGTGATGGGAGACAGTCATATATTGCGTGTAAAACTGAGGAGTTCCGTTATGCGGGACTTAAGATTTTAAGCACGTGGGAGTATGCAGATACTCAAATGTTTTCCTTACCATCTATTAACTTAGCTATTGATGAGAGTTCAAAAGATTTTCTTTCTAATATAGTTAAACAAGTTACAGATACGATGGCTAAAGGTGTGAAGCATGAAGTGAACATTGAAATTCCACTAATGCAAAGGTTGAGAGATACTTTTTGTGATAGAGAGACTCAGATGTTAGCTCTTCAAGCGTTAGTGGTGAGCGTTACTAGTCTCATCGCTTACGCTGCTGGTAGGAAAGACAATATGGCTCTTGGCATGACAGCTACAATATTGAGTACTATGTGTCAGTTGATGTGGCCTGAATCAGTTATTTCTAATTGTTTACCGCTTATGGCTGCTGCTATAGGTAGAATGGCTGAATTGTATTATGTTGCCAAAGATCTTCCAGAAATGGGAGATTTACCTACTGCTCAGACGCAAGCTGATGATCAGAATATGAGCGCTTTTACTAGGTGCGCTGTTTTGGTTATCGGTGGTATTATTGTTCAACGAGCACTTCAAGAAGCTGAAGTAGATAAAGCTGTAGCGCACTTAATAAAATTAGGTGCAGCAGGTAGATCTACTATTTTTTCTATGGAGTTCTTGTTGTCGACATTTAATTCTATTGCTGAGTACTTTAAGGGAGAGAAAGGTCCCGATCTTTATCCCCCTCTTACTGAATTGGTGAAAGAGGTTGAAGCTATGGCTGATTCCTTTGATACCGACAAAATGTATACTAAAGAACGATATGAACAGTTAGGTCGATGGATGGTGCGTCTGCGTATCATACGATCCGATTTGCTTAAGCGTCGTGAGTTACAACAATATTTACATGTTGCCAATGAACATTATCGTGCTATTTCGGAGTTGCGGAAAGTATACGAGAAATCAGGAATAGGTGTATCGAATTTCGGTTCCGTACCTTATTGTGTCATGTTCGTTGGTCCATCTGGTTGTGGTAAGACTACTTTGTGTATGATCGTTACGTCTAAATTTTGTGCATTGGTAACACCCGCAGAGATGCGAGCTGCTGTTGCTCAAAATCAGGCGCTGATGGTTTTTACCATACAGTCTGAACAACAATTTATGGACAACTATTCTGGTCAACGTATAGGTGTAAGTGATGACTTTGGTCAACTTATTGGTGCCCCAGGAGTTATTGGTGATGGTTTGAATTTAATTCGAATTGTGAACCATATCTATCCTTGGGCCAATAAGTCTCAGGCGTTTGAGAAAATGACTATCCAAATTAAACTTGATAGTTTGATTGGTTCTACCAATCTATACACTACCAAGGATATTGAAGGTCTAGCTCAACCCCGAGCTGTTGCTAATCGCGCCCATGATGCTATTCTGGTGTTACCCTTACCCGAGTATCGGGAAAAAGGGTGGATAGAAGGCAACTGGGATACGTATAAATTAGATAAGGATAAAGTGAGAACCAAATTTGGTGATCAATTTACCTTTGATATTTATACGTGTTGCAGATGGGATTGGTGGGAACAGAAATGTATCGGAGGTTGGATGAGTGCTGATGAGACTTTGAATTATGTTACAAAGAGTCGTGAGTATCATCATAAGAAAGCTAACAAATTACGAGAATTTCAACAATCGTTTTTTGAGCAAGCTATGGCCGATGCTGCGACTACTGCTGTTACCCAAGCTGGTACAGAAGCAGAGATCGCCGCTTTAGAGAAATTGATTAATTATTTTTCAGCTCATTTTGAGTTTAGGAAAGAGGATGTTAGTGATTTCTTTGAAGCGAGTGGTACTCTTGTTTCCGAGTATACTAGCGAAGGTTTAGAGTGGTTGTATGATAAAACTTTAGGCCCAGAGGGTTTAGGTCGCATTTGGGAAGAATATAGGAGATATAATTATGTACCTTCTATTTCTCAAGTTAAATCTATAACCAATACCGCATTTAATTTTTTGTCTTATCGTGGTACCGCTGTTATTGTAGCTACTACTTTTGCCGGTATATATACTATATGGTATTTATATAAGCAAAAGAATCCAGAGTTGCAAGATGGCAGTAGTACTACTAAGACTAGCAAGACTGTGCGTCCTGGTCGTAGGGAGAGGTTCAAGGCTCAAAAACTTGTTCCTGTCTCTGGACCCTTAGCACGTGCAGTAACTCAAGGTGGTACGTATTCTACTTCCCAACTAGAGCAAATAGATCGCTTGTTGGGAGAGTGTCAATATGAGATTTACATTGAAAATGCAGATCATAATATTGGTATATGTACAGCTATAGGCGGTCGGATAATGGTACTACCCATTCATTTTGGTAATTCTCTCATGCACTATGAACACATTAGTGGTGCTCCTGTCGTTATTGCATTTTGCAATAAAGGAGCGCCTTTAAAAGTGGTTAGAGTGCCAAGAGATGAGATCAAAATTTGGGAATTACCGTCTGATCGATGTAATTGTGATGAACTGGCTATCATTGTACTACCTCCGGTAGTACCGATGTTTAAGCGTATAGCTCATCACTTTCTTTCCGAGCGGTCACCTGTATTAGGTCAAAATGCGATGGGTGGTTTTTCCCCCATTAATGCTGATTTGTATATGTGGCTATCTCGACGTTCTCTTTCACCTCGCAGTGTATTAGTACTTGCTTTAAGTAAAGTATTAATCAAAAACGAGGTTAAACCGTATGTTTTAGAAAATGTAATGTCGTATAAATGTGATTTTACTCTAGGAGGGTCATGTGGATCCATGCTTGTTTGCATGGATTCACGAGATCCTTTTAAAATTCTATGTATGCATGTTGCTGGAGGAGAAGGTACTGGTTATGCTATTCCATTGTCGCGCGAATTGATTGAAGATATCTACCTTATGGTAGGTGATGTTCCAGTGAGTGCGATGTTGGAGGTAGCAGAGACCAAATAGGAAGGGTGGGATAGCTCACCAGCTATCCCACCCAAACCACCCGATATCGCGGACGAGCAATCCGGTGGCGAGCTTGATTTACAAGCAGCCATTGGGGAGCAGTACGAGATTATTGGGCCCGCGAGGTTTACACCTCGTTTACCCAGTACACATGATTTTGTTAAATCTTCTTTTTATGGCAAAATCTCTGCGCCTATTAAGTGTCCAGCAGTTATTACTGGAGACAAAGTGTGGAAGAATGCTAGAGAAAGATATTGTACAAATGATGGAGTGTTTTCAACATCAATGATCAAAGACGCAGCGACCCTTGTCAAAGAGGAGTTGTATCGATGGCCAACTGATGGTGAAACATGTCCTGTATTGTGGACTAAAGAGCAGGCGGTTTTAGGTTTCCGCTTGCTTCCTTCTATGAACCGTAAAAGTTCTGCTGGACCACCTTGGTCTGACGGGATTACTACGGGAAAACGCTTTATTTTTGGAGACACCGAATTTACTTTTGATACACCGTTAGCAAAAATGGTTTTTGCTATGGTTGATCAATATCTAGATTTATTTGCACAGGATGTATGTCCTGAAATGCTATGTCAAGATTATTTAAAAAGTGAACTCGTTAAGCTTCAAAAAGCATTAGATGAAGTAAGTAGAAGTTTTAGTGCAGTAAGCTTAGTTTTTAATATTTGTGAGATAATAATGTTTGGATCTTGGATCAATTACATTAAGGCTCATAAAATTGATAACGGTGTTGCTGTAGGTATCAATCCGTATGATAGTGGTCAGTGGGGTTTAGTTTATCATAACCTCCAACACCACGAGCATAAGGACGATGGTGATCACAAAGGTTTCGATGGACACCAGGCATATATTATATCATATGTCGGAGTACTCGATGTTTGTGAACATCACTATAGTAACGCTACTGCGCGAGATCGCCGTATACGTAAGAACATGATGGACAAAATTTTAGGATCTTGTCACCGTGTTGTTATTGATGGAATTGCGTATTGGGTTAGGTGGTATGGATCAAATCCTTCTGGACAAGTCCTTACTACCACACTTAATACTATTAACGGTAAGATTCTTATTAAAATGACTTATATTCGTTCGCTTTGGCATCAAATGAGTGATAAACATTACTTATTTTACCAAAGTGGAATGGTGGATTTGAAGAAAATCGTCGCTCATACACACGAGATCGCTTTTGGCGATGATGTTTGTATGTCTTGGGATGACGAGATTCCTATAACCCATCTTGATATGGAAGTTTATATGAGAGATTCAGGCATGGTATTTACCGATGCTGCAAAGTCTGAAAATCCTGCTAAATGGAAAAATGATACTAAAGAATTGATCTTTCTTATGAGAGGTTTCTTCGTTTACAAAGGACGCATTTTAGCTCCATTAAAACTCTCTGTTATTTTAGAGATGATTAATTGGACGCGGACTAGCGTACCTTGGATTATTTTTGTATCTGTTATTCAGTTAGCTATACTAGAGTTAGCATTACATGGTCCAGAAGTTTGGTCCTTATGGGCCCCACCTATTATTGAGGAGGCTTCTAGACAAAATATGGTCTTAATGTACACAACCTTCGAGGGATGTTTAAATCGCATCACCTCGATGGAAGCGTACTATTAGGGCCAAACGGCCCACCTAAGCAAGTGTATAAACTGCTTCCTAGATGGCCGAAAATTTTGTAACGCTTAACTCATTTTTGAGGATTTTTGAATGACAGTGCCATTTTTGTAAGTGTCGAATTGGGGTTTAACCGCTCCGACTACTAGTGTCCATGGAATGGCTGACACTATCTAGTATGCCAAATTTTATTTTTATGTCTGAAATTTTACCAACAACAACCTTTACTGAAGAAGCAAACGTGGAAATCGCTGCGTTTTCTTCAATACCTAAGTCTGATTCGATACCTGTTCAGTATCAGACTATTCGCGATTTTTTAGCTAAACCGTATCTTATCCAACAGGGTCAATGGGCGATTGCTGGAACAGCTCCCCAGAACACGACCTTGTGGTCTGCGTCTGTCTCTTCCATGCTCTCGTCCAATAGCTATTGGACAGAGAAACTTGATGCTTTTAATTTAGTGCGTGGTGATGTGGTAGTTCGTGTAATGATAAATGCCAATCCTTTTCAACAAGGGAGGCTTTTACTGCACTTTCTGCCGTGTTATACCCAAATGTCCACCAATTCTTCTGCTTATGTATCGATGTACAATAGCAGTGGAACTGGTGGTATAGTTAATAAAACTATGCACCCGCATGTAGAGTTGGATGCTCGAGATGGGGCTTGTGAGATGCGTATTCCTTATATTGCACCCACTAGCTATCTAACTCGATCATCTACTCCCTATGTGTGGGATTGGGGTTCGTTCTTTTTAACTGTATTAAGTGGTCTTCAAACAGGAGTTAGCGCTTCTAGCGCTGAACAAAGTGTAGATTACGCAGTATACGTGCATTTTGAAAATCTGGAGCTTGCAGCCCCGACTGTTATGCAGTCAGGCAAAGGACCCAGTGAAAAATATGCGCGTTATAAAGCTAGAAAACTAAAACCTGCTGAATTAGAACAAAGTCTTACCCCGTCTAGCATGTTAAAAGTGGGTGAGCGTATAGCAGGTTCTTTATCTGCTATACCTCTCGTATCTTCGTATGCCGGAACCGCAGCGTGGATTATGAATATTTTATCCAAGACTGCAGCTTCCTTTGGTTATTCGAAGCCAACTGTTGACACAGCTTTAACGGTTGTGGCGAATCAGCAAAATCGGTTCATGCACAACTCAGACGGAGCTGACGTTTCTTTCTCTTTAGGATTAACGTCTACAAACTGCGTATCTTCGCAGGTTGTACATTCAATTAGAGCTGAAGATGAGATGAGCTTTCCTTTCCTTAAGAAAGTACCAGCATTGTTTGAAACCTGGACTTGGTCCACGAGCAATGCAGAAGGTATTTCAATCGGCACGATGAAAATTAACCCGAACTCGTTTTTTAATATTATGACCAGAGTTAACTCTGGTTATACTTTGACTGCGAGTGTGGGTCCACCTATTTTTTATTTGAGCAGATTGTTCAACTTTTGGAGAGGTGGAGTTCGTTTCACCATTAAGATACCGAAGACTATTTATCATATAGGCCGTCTTCAGGTTACCTTTACACCGAATACAGGAGTAAGTAATACTCCCTCGGTACTTACGTCTGTAGTATCTCTTAGAGAAATTATAGATGTAAGGAATGGAGACGAATTTTCCTTTACTCTTCCATGGTTACTAGCAGTGAATTACCTTAATCAAAATGAGTATTCTGGTCAATTAGATGTAATTGTTCTTAATGCTCTTAAAGCACCTGATGCTGCTTCACAATCTTTAGATTTGTTACTATTTGTATCAGGGGCTGATGATTTTGAGTTTCAAGTGCCTATAGGAGATTTATCTATAGCTCCGCAGATGCCTCAATGGGCATCTTTGGAAGCTGGTGAAATAGTTTCCGAGGTAATTGGACACTCTGGTGATGGAAATAATGCAGAAACTCCTAGTGTAGAGAGCATAGGAGAGCATTTTTTATCTGTTCGACAATTGCTACTTCGACCTAGCACGTTTCAGCGTAATGTTTCGACTACCTTTACGCGGACTATGGTGGTATATCCGTGGTCTTGTACCGGAGTATACAATCAAAGTACATCATCTTTAGGTTATCCACTTGCTGGTGGACATATGTATTCATACATATCGGCCATGTATGCCTTTTATCGCGGAGGTATGCGTGTTCTAATAAACGCGAGTGGTGTGGCGAATTATCCACAAGTAGCAGGCACGTTTGCGTGCAATTGGCCATATGCGTCATCGGTAGATACGGCGTGTATATCCAATGGTTCCAGTTTGTCTGCTTCCACACCTTGGACGTCCACTAATAATGGATCTCCTGCGATTATTGCGTTTGGACAAATTGCGGCAGTTACACCTGATAGTACCACTGGTACATTTAGTGTGTCCTTACCGTATTATTGTAAAACTAAAGTTTCTTTGGTTATACCCCAAACGCAGAATTCGCTCCCGGCAGCTCAAATATCCAACGATCAACCTACGAGTGCAGCATATTTTTATAATCCTGTTGCATCTAGTACATTTTTCGGAGGGTTTAATTGCGCTACCTCCATCGCTGAAGACTTCCAGTTTAGTTATTTTATTGGTTGTCCTCCAGTTTTCGTCAGTTTATCTTAGGTTTTAATCTCGTAAGAGAGGAATTTTCCCAAGACACTGGCATGAAATCCTATTTTAAGTAGAATTTCTCCACGTATAAAGCGAGGATTGAATATTAATTTTCTTTCTTTATATATGGTGTTATGAATTTTTATTATAGGTCCCGACTAAAAACGGGTTACCCTAGATATTTCTGGTTTCCCCAGATTTATCTATTT